TGACAAGAACAACACATCCTTTAATGTATCGCCCCAAGTCTTTGGTCTAATAATACTGTATTTTCTGTTCTTGTCGTATTTGTATACTTGTCCTACTGGCATGAGTACTCCTTAGCTGTTAACTATATTTACTTGATTAAGATATGTTTTGATAATTTCAGCAGTGTTGGCATGCCATTTTTCACCTGGGTGCGAATTATCTCTTGCTTTGCAGTCGCTTGGACTGGTACTACCGATGTAATGTTTTAATGGATTGATAAATTTCTTTTTTATATTATTTTTTTCGTATAATCTATCTGTAATATTAGCACCCGATACTTCTGTATGTATGCATTTAACGCCAATAGAACGGCATAAGAATTCAACATTCAATCTATGATATCCTGATTTAACTCTTGCATCATATAATTCAGATTTACTATCCTCTTTTAAATATTGATTGTACCATTTTATATTTTTATAACCAGAAGCTGTTAATCTTGCAGACGGAAATAAGCATTGAGATGTCCATGGCTCAATATCGCTATCCTCTCTGTGATAAAAAACATTTCTTTCATAGTAACTCCACATTACTATGACCAAGTCTCCGGGTTTCCATTGTTGACACGTATCTAAAATGCTATGTAATATTTCTAGATTGCTAGAACCTCCGTGACCTTTATTAACACAATTATAATTTATTAATTGTGCAAGTATATTTGGCCATGCATATAGAGATGCTTTGTTTAAGTCTTCCCATTGACTATTTTTAAATATACTAACGTCTTTTAACCCTACACCTTGTGTCCAACTACACCCGTAGGCCCATAATGTCTTTTTCATATAGTATTTACTCAATAAAATAGGCCCCGTAGGGCCTATTTCATAATCTATTAAGATTAACTTAGCTAAAGCTCAAGTTACCTGCTGTAACTTCTACTTTACCTAGGTAATCAGCTGCGTTACCCAAAGACGAAGCAGTGTTTGTTAGTTCAACATAACCATAACGTGTCATGAAGCTAACTACTGGCTCGAATGTATCTGGGTCAAGCACAACACCACTACTCATTAGTGGGATGTATGGGCAATAGAACGCTGCTGCGTCTGATTCACTTGTACCTTTGTAACCAACTAGTACATCATCGTCTGCTGCATATGTGTTTACNTANACTTTCATTGCGTTGTTCAATGTACCGACCATTTTTGTGTTGGTTGGTGCTTCAAATGCGCCTTCAGTTGTACGTGCAAATGCACTTGTTGTTGCTGACTGTAGTACTGTTAGCATTGTTGGTGAAACAACAGCCCAGTTACCTGCGCCACGACGTGTACGCTGTGCAATCAAGTTTGCTACACGGTTGATTTGAACTGCAAGTGCTGCATGCTCGTCACCAACAAATGTTGCTGTACCTGATACTGCGGCTTGGTCGTATGTTTCTGTACCTGTGCCTGCTAGTGTTGTTAGTGATTGAATCACTTCTTGGTCGATTTCAGCAGTAATCTCTTGAGCAAGTGCTGCCATGATTTCTGCTTCTACGTCGATACCGTGCTGTGACTGAGCGTCTTGAGCCGCTTCAAATGTCCAGCGAGCTGATAGCTTGCGTGACTTTGCTTCGACTGTTTGTTTCAAGATCTGAATGCTTAGTCTGTTACCTGGCACAGCTTCCATTGCTGCTGTTGCATTGGCTTTACCAGTTGTAGTATTACCTGAATATGCTTCAGCAATTTTGAATGGGCTTAGTGCTTCTTCACCAGCTGTAGCGTTGATGCCTGTGCCAGCACCTGATGTGTCGCTATAACGTACACGTAGTGTGTGAATCTGACCAACTGGTCCGGTCATTGGTTGTACACCAACTAATTCATTTGCGATTACTGTTGGCATAACACGTCTGATAACTGGTAGAATTACACGGTTAAGTGTAGCTACGTTACCTGCTGATGTGCCGCCTGCTGTTGCAGTTTCCATCAAGTGCTTGCGAGTGTTTTCTAGTGTTGTTTCCATCACAGCTTTTTTGTTGCCGTTTAGTCCTTCAACTAGAGCACCTTTTGTTTCTGACCAGCGACTTTCTAATAGTTCTGACATATTATTTCTCCTTTATAAGCCAGCTAGACGCTTAATGTCAACGACATTATGGTCTGCTTTCGAACTGTTTGTTGTTTTATTGCCTGTTACTTCTTTTGCCTCTGTTAGTGGTGCCTTGTGCTTCGCTGGAGTGTTACCTTGGATAACCGCTGGTAGATACTTGTCAAATGCCGATTGTAGTCTAGCAGTTTGAACGGATTCCAGTAAGTCTGTCATAATTTCTCTTTGGCCTTTGCTTAGTGGGCCAACGAGCTCATTCATTTTTGATGTGCGTGTTTGAGATTCAACAAGACGCTTGACTTCTGCGTCTTTTGCTTCTGCAAGAGCTTTAGCTTTTAGTGCTAATTCTTTTGTTTCAGCAATTTGTTTGTTCTTTGTCTCAAGCACATTCATTAGTTTTTTAGTCTCAGATGTTTCATTTAGGTGTGAACCCATGTATTCATTGCTGAATGCTTCAAAAATCTTACGACCAAAATCGTTTTGGCGTGCTGTGTCAATATCTTCTTTAAGTTGCTTGATCTCTGTAGTAAGAGCCTTAGCTACTGTTTCTTGAATTGCACTGGCACTTCTTTGGATAAAGTCTGTTTTAACTTTAGCCAAGTGTTGCTTGCCTTCGCGTACTAAGCGTACTTTTGTTTCGGCAAGGTCTTTTTTGTCTTCTTGGAACTCTGCAAGTTCAGTTGCAAGTTGTTCTACAACAAATTCTTCTAGCATGCCAAATTTACTTGCCATTGCTTTTTGATCATCGTGTAGTTCAGATACTTCTTTAACAAGTGTTTGCTTAACAAAATTTGCCATTAAGTTTGCGTCTTCACGCATTTTCATAGCATACTTTGCTTTTTGTTCTGCAAGTTGTTTGCGATCTTCGTGCAATTCTGCCATTTCTTCAGCTAGCTTTTCACTAACCAAAGTATCAATAGCTTCTACCATTACACTTTTATCATGTTCATACTTACCAGCAAACTCTTCACGTAGTTCAGCGGTAACTGCAAGTTTGTTTTCTTGCACTTTGCTGTTCCATGCTTCTTCAAGTTCTGTTTTCATCGCTTCTGAGATTGCATCACTCTCTAAAAGGGCTTTTAGTGCTTCCATAAATTTTCTCCTTTTACTGGAGCCTGCTTATTATATCTAATAAGCTCTCTGCAATATATTTCTGTGCCTGTTTGTCGCCTTGGACTTCTTTTGAAGTTAAAATTGCCTTGTACCCGCCCTTTTCGTTCATTAAATGTTCGTAAATTGGAGTAGGATACGCACCAGGGGCGCTAGGCTGAGCCACAACGTCCACAGTGATTATTTCAAAGCCGTTGACGTTACCTTGTGCGTCTACGTCTCCACTACCACGCGATGAAACGCCTAGTTTAACTCCGCTTTCCAGCATTGTTTTAACTAAGCCTCCCATCGGTGTTGGTAGTATTTTTAGTTTACCGTAACCATTTGGACCATCCATCCACATGCTTTCAATCATGAGGCACACACGGTCCAGGTTAATATTAAGTCCTTCAGGATGATCTACTTCGCCCAATGGTGAGTAACCTTCAGCTATCTGCTCGTTAAGAGTGGTGACAGCCCTGCTAATCTCATTTACGGGATAAACACGCTGATTTGCGTTGCGTACTCCGCCTTGAATACAAATACCTTTCATAAAAAGATCCTTGCCTTCATTAGCAGACTCAACGATCATCTTCGCCTTATCGAAACTCAAATTTTCTTGTAGTAAGTTCATCCGTCGTTCCTTGATTTAGCTGCCAGTAATTGACTTTTTATTAGCAGCTTGCTCTGGCTTGCCTTTTTTCTCGGCGCCGTGGCCAGGTTCGCTTTTTGTGCCTGATTTAGCACTTGTTCCGCCTTTAACATTTCTGTTACCTGCGTTATCCTCTTTTGGTGTTTGGTCGTTTAGTGCATTACCTGCTACTTTTTTACCTGCTCCAACTTCTGGATCACTTGACGTATCGCCGCCTAAGATATTTGCAGTTGTTCCGCCCATATCATTTTTGCCTGCTACGACTGATTTTGCGTTTGCGCCATTGTCGCCCATGCTTGCTGGTGCTACTTTGTTGGCATATTCACGCATAATTTCTGATGCTGATTTTTCTACAGCTTCTTCGATTTCGTCAGTTGCTTCTTCAACTTCTTCGTCAGTTGCTTCTTCAACTTCTTCGTCATCTGATTCAAAGGCAAATGCTTCTTCTGGCTCTTCTTCGCCTTCTTCTTCTTCGCCTTCTTCTTCTTCTTCGCCTTCGTCGCCCATCATTTTTTCAAATTCGGCTTCTAGTGCTGCAAGTGCGTCTTTTAGATCTGACATTGCTTCTTCTGGACCTTCGGCTTCTTCGTCGTCGCCTTCGTCGTCCATTTCTGGTTCCATATCGCCCATCATGTCATCAGTTGCATCACCGCCCATGTCTGCCATTGGGTCAGCTTCTGCTTCAAACTCGTCTAGACCAAACATTTCGTCTAGGTCTTCGTCATCTGACTCGTCAACTTCTTCTTCTGACTCGTCAACTTCTTCGTCAGTTGCTTCGTCTAGGTCTTCGTCATCAGACTCTTCTACTTCTTCGTCAGCTTCCTCTACTTCTTCTTCGCTTTCAAGGATACTTGAATAAATTTCACGTGATTTTTCTACCACGATTTCATGGAAAAGCTCTTCTGCGCCTGCTTTATCTTCAGCAATAAGGCGCTCAAGCATTTCTTCAAACTTTGCTCGATCAGTCATTGTTATCTCCTTTATGTTTACAAGGCTGTCTATTATATTTACACTTTATAAAAAAAAGTACGTCGAAACAGGCTCAAAACAGCCCATTTTACAACGTACTTATTAAATTCCAATAATTTCTTTGAACTTACTTACTGTGATGTGCTCTAAATTATCTAATCCTATCAAATTTTCAGGCACAAAGTATTCTGCCTTTTCAACTACTCTTATATATCTCGTTTGGGGGTTTCGTTTTATTACCAGAGAAGTCTGTCTCTGCCAATTTCCGTAATAAGTTGCCTTGTCAGTTTCTCTTTTGTAATTAACTGTGCCTGCATATATGTTGTTGACGGTTTCGTGCCTGTCACCGATGCCTCTATAATCAAATCCTAAAATATAGATGGTTTTAGCGCCATTTAAGCTAGCAAAATTAAGTGCAGTAGGTCCACTACTCCATCCTAGATTAGGATTAAAAAGGTTTAAACCTTGTATTTCTCTAGTGTATTTGTTGGGGTTAGTCCATACTTGATTTTTTAATTGATACCCGGCAGAAGAAATTTCTTTTATCATTTTTGTATCAACTGCAATCAAATAGTCTGGCGAGAATGACCTAAACAGC